CGGAATCCCCGAACAGGCTACTAGTCATGATGCTTCAGCTACCGGGTAATGAGCCATTCTTCACGAACAACGTGGAAGGGTGGTTGAAGCTGCTGGGCTTCGTAGGGGCGATTGCCGCGACTGTCTGGGCGACGCTGAAAGCGCGAGTTGCGCAGGATATTAACCTTCGCAGGGATATTGACGGTGTTGGAGGCAGGGCGTCCACACTAGAGTCGGATCGCACCGCTCACGCTACGAAGCTGCAAGCGCTAGAATCGGCGGCGCACGAGAGCCGTACCACCATCGCAGCACTGTCCGGGAGGATTAGTGGCGTGGAGGAAGCTCAGCGGAGTATCGAGAAGATAGTGCGAGAAGGCTCGGACAACATTGCTCAGAAGGTGGCGGAGATTCGGGATGCCGTCACTGGAGAGCAGGCCAGGATGCGCGAGCGCATCGTTCGGCTCGAGACTATCTCAGAGCTGCGTCGAATGGGCCTTCTGAAGGATGAGGAGCGGTCATGAATGAGCTTCTGGAGAACTTGCGGCCAATCCTGGGCCGAATCGTGGGAGTGTTCATTCCCTTCGCGATTACCCGGCTGGGCCAACTGTTCAACTACGAGTTCTCCCAGGAGACGATCGACCTGACGAAGGAAGTGAGTCTCATCCTTCTCGTCTATGTGGTCAGCTCGCACCTTGTGACGAGGCGGATCAATCCTGGAAATGCGGCGTCGCCTCGGATAGTCAGGGCAGAAGCTATCGAAGATTCGGCGCTGAAACAGGAGGAGAAATGGCGGTCCTCAAACAAGCCGGACTAGACGAGGACACCGAAGGACTGCTCGCCTACCACTTTTGGCGGTGGTTCCAGCGAAATGACAGCATGGTGATTCTCAGCACTAGGGTTCTGAGGATTGTGCCTATCAGAGTGCGGGTGAAGGACTTGCACTTCCTTTTCGAGTCCCTGTTTGGACCGGAGCCATTCGCGTGATTCCTGCATCGCAGCTAGACCCACGGATTCTCCAGTCGCTAACCGACTACGTTCGCACAGAGATCACCCAGGCGCTGAATGATCGGCAGCGGCTGGAGGAGGTCTGGGCGAAGTATGAGCTTGCGTACAAGGTGGAGCCGGAGAAGCAGACCAAGGACTTCCCCTTCAAGGGAGCCGCTAACTTGGTGCTGCCGGTCATCGCAACCGACGTGGATACTGTCTACAGTCGGCTGATGGGCACCCTGTTCGCCCAAGAGAACATCTGGACCTGCCGTGCGCTCAATTCAGCGATGGTGCCTTTCGCGCCGCGGCTCCAAGAGTTCTTGCAGTGGGCACAGAACAACGAGCTGGGTGTCTACGATGCAGTCGCAGATTGGCTCTTGGAGGTAACGAAGCTCGGGACTGGCATCCTCAAGCAGCGGTACACGCGGCAAACCCGCAAGGTCTATCAGTGGCGCGAGACGGATTACGGCATCACGCAGCAGCACATCATGCTGATGACGAAGAATAATCCGGTGCTCCAGCATGTGGCGCTGGTAGATTTTCTCGTTCCCGCCACGGCTACGACTATCACCGACGCGCCTTGGTGCGCTGAGAGGCTGAATCTCACCTGGGGGCAGCTGCAGGAGCGCATCCGGGCGGGCATCTATCAGGGTGGCCAGAACATCGCTAATTGGTGGGCGCGTGATCGTGGCTCGAAGCTCGACCAGATCAAGCAGGCGATGGATCGCTTTGAGCCGGCATATGGTGATAAGTTCGAGGTGTGGGAGTGCTGGCTCGACTACGATATTCATGGCGGTGGGCAGCCGTGCGCGATAGTGTTCACTATCCACCTGCCGACCATGACAGTGTTGCGCGTCGACTATAACCCGTTCTTCAATCAGGAGAAGCCGTATAGCACGGCGCGCTACCTCAGACAGAACAAGCGCTTCTATGGTATTGGGCTGGCCGAAATGCTCTTCCAGTTTCAGGAGGAGATTTCCGCCATGCACAACCAGCGCTTGGACAACGCGACTCTCGCGAACAGCAGTATGTTCAAGGCCAGGAAGAACATCGGCATCAAGCAGAATGAGCCGGTGATCCCTGGCCGTTGGTTCTTGCTGGACAATCTGGATGACGTTCAGCCTATGGTGATGGGGCAGAGGTACGATAGCACGGTGCCCTACGAGAACATGACTCTTAGCTATGCCGGTCGGCGTACGGGAGTCAATGACTACATCATGGGCAACAATGAGCCGAATGTTGGCTATGCCGCGCTTGGCACCAACGTCATGCAGCATAAAGAAGCTGGCAAACGGTTCGACCAAGTGCTGCGTGAGTGCCGCATCTGCATGGGTGAGAGTGGCACGCGCATTGCTGAGCTGTACCAGCAGTTCGATCAGCATGGCAAGGAGTATCTGGCGATGGGTGCGGAGGATGGTGAGCTAGTCCACCAGATTCTCCAGTTCCCGCTAGAGCTGATTCGGAATGGCGTGAGCATCGAGCTGACTGCGACGAGTGCTACGGCGAACAAGGAGATTGAGGTTCGCACGAACACGCTGGTAATGCAGATGCTCATGCAGTTCTATCAGCAGATCATGCAAGCGCTTTCCTATGTGGTGAATCCGCAGATTCCGCCGCCCATTCAACAGGCTGCTGCACAGATGGTGAGGGGTGGCACCGTCATGATGCGCCGACTGCTGGACAACTATGGCGTACAAGACATCGACAATCTGGTCCCCGCTTTGGAGGACGCTACCGCAAGTGCCGGACAACAACTCAATTCTCTCCTCTCCCTTGCCTCAGGAGTTCAGAGAGGCATGGCAGGACCTAATGGTATCTCCGGGCTACCGCCTGGTGATGCTACCGGCCCTGCTGGAGTACCAGCACTCATTGGTGCTCCGGCTACTAACGGAGCGGGACCCTATCCTACTCCGCCAGCAGCAGGGACAGCTCCAAGCAACGGCATGGGTCTTGGCGCTCCCCCAGCTTTTCCACCAGCTCGCCCATACTGACTAGGAGGTAGCTCGTGACCGGTCCTCAGGTGCCCGTGAATGTTCCGGGACCAACGCAGCAAGGCGACGTCCATCCTACGGTGGGTAACTATGGGATGCCGCCGCAGCCTCAGATGCAGCAGGCGCCCAATCCATCCCTCCCCCAGAACATCCCTGGGCAACAGGCCCAGCCTCAGTATGCCCAGCAGTACTCCGGTCCTGGCACGGCATTCCCGCAGCAGCCGCAAGTCCAGCAGCAGCCGCAGCAGCCGCAGTACCCCAGCAACCCGCAGTATGGCCAGCCGATCGGGCAGACGGCGCAGAGCCAGCCGATCTACGGTCAGCCGCAGCAGCAGGCGCGGACGGTCCTGAGCGACACCACGATTCTCGACGGTGACGATATGCCGGTCGAGCTGAGGGGGCGGACGTTCGGGCAGATGAAGCAGATCTACAACGCACTAGCTAACGACTGGATTCAGCGGAATCCGCAGCAGCAGCCCAACGCTCCGGCTGCCATGCAGCAGCAGGCGCAGCATCAGCAGGCCCAGCCCGATCAGGCCGAGGACTTCTGGACCGATCCCGCGCAGTTCGTGCGGCGTGCGGTCTCAGAGGCCGTCGCTCCGGTCACGCAGCAGGCGCTGGGGGCACAGATCGCGCAGGCTCGCCAGATCGCCACGACTGGGGTGCCGGACTTCCCGCAGCTCGAAGCAGAGGTCGTGTCGCTCATGTCAGGCCTCGATGAGGGGACGCGCGCTAACCCGCAGTCCTGGGTGAATGCCATCGACCTCGCACGGGGCCGCCTCATTCGCTCTGGGCAGTATCAGTCCAACGGGAATGGGCAGCCGACGCCGGGTAGGCCGGTGCCTTCGCAGTATGGGCAGCCGCCTAGCCCGAACGGTGGGCCAGGGTATGCCGTGCCGGCGACGCAGGTGCCGCTGTATGGCTTCTTCACAGAGTCGCCCACGCCTCCCGCGCCGAATGGGCAGACGGGCGTGCCCAGCCAGGAGGATGCCTTCTACGCCCAGAAGTTTGGGATGGATCCTCAGACGTTCATGGCCTGGAAGGCAGCGCAGGTGCGCCGTGGCTAACCCACAGAATGGTCCTACAGGCATCATTCCAGCTGAGGTACATGAGCGGAATGATTCGGAGGAGTCGCTGACACTCGACCCAGCGACCCTCGACCCATCCTTCTACTATCGGTGGGTCCACACTCGACCGCAGCGCCTCTCGCGGATGTTCCAGCGCGGCGGAACCTTCGTAACCAAGGAGGATAAGGTCCGGCCGGTGGTCGAGCAGCCCGGATCGGCAGACGATCGTATCTATAATGGGGATACCGTTCTCATGAAGTTTCCCAGGGAGCGGTACGAGAAGCGCCGGAAACAGATCGCTGACATGACTCGAGGCCTGCTCGCTGCACCGGCGCAGCAGTTTAGGCAGAGGGCTGAACAAGCTCGGGTCGAGATTACGGAAAAGGAGATGAAGTAATGAGCTTCATCGCAGCGCGACTCCGCGGAGCCATGACTCCCAGGATTCGTGAGAAGCCGCTGGCTGCCGCCTCGTCGTTCAAGAGGGGAGCAGCCCTGGTCATGGACGCCAACGGAGCCTGGGCCGAAGCTGGAGCCGATCCGGCAGCGATCGCCGCATTCGCGGAATCGGACTGCGGAACGGACACGCTCGGCTATGGCGGGCATGGAACCAAGGAATTTCCCCCTGGGTTCATGCAGGCCAGCGTCGCCGAAGGTCAGCAGTTTCATGCTGAGTATGTCGGCACGCTTCCGGCAGCTCCGGGCGCAAACTACGGGATCACCAGGGGAGCCGATGCACTGTGGCGCGTAGACTTCGCTAAGACGGGAGCCAGCGCCCGAGTCAAGCTCGATTCTCTCGAGTGGACGGCTGCCCCCCTCAACCGCAACCGCGTGCTGGTGTCAGTCCTGGCCGCCAACGTTCAGGCCATCGGCTAAGGAGACATCACCATGCCTATCGTACGCGGACAGTACGCAGAGTTCCTGGCGCCAGGGCTGAACATGCGGACCTTCAACCGCTATCGTGAGCGGGCGGAGATCTACCGCATGATCGTCAACGTCAAGGACTCTAACCGGGCCTACGAGGAGGATTTCGCTCATTCGGGGTTCGGGCCGCTGGCTCCCAAGGGTGAGCTGGAGAGCACGATCCTCGACGAGCCGATCAAGCTGGGCGGCACTCGGTTCGTGCACAAGACGTATGCCCTCGGCTTCGAGATCAGCGAGGAGATGCGGGAGGACGATCAGTATGGCCTGATGGGCGAGCTGGCGGGAGACCTGGGCAAGTCTAGCAGGTTCACCGCGGAGCTGTTCGGCCATGACGTGATTAACAACGGCTTCACTGCCACGAAGTACGTAGGGCGTGACGGGCTGTCGTTGTTCAACCTCGCGCACACCGTGGCGGGGACTGGCGGCACCGTGGGCAACCGGCCGACGGCAGACGTCGATCTGTCGCAGGCAGCGCTCGAGGCTGCGTGGGGCGCCTTCCAGTCGCAGGTAGACGATCGGGGCATGTTCATCGAGATGCAGCCGGCTGTGCTGCTGATCCACCCCGACCAGGTTCTGTTCGCGCGTCGTCTGCTGGAGTCGTCCGGCTATCCGGGCGGCAACTTCAACGACATTAACCCGCTGATGGGTGCGTTCAGGATCGTAAGCTCGCCCTACCTGACCGACCGGGATGCGTGGTACATCCTGGCGGCGCCCAACGAGCACGACATTCGGTTCTACTGGAGGCGGAAGCCGGATACCCGCACCTGGGATGACCCGGATAGCGAGGGCACGATCCACAAGATCAGCCAGCGCCACTCCACTGGCTTCGGCGATTGGAGGGGCACCTACGGCTCGCCGGGCATCTGACGGTTGGACGCTACCACAAGTAGCTTCCTGGCGTCGGAGGTCGATCGGGAGTGTGGAGGCCACTCCCGGTGCTGACCTAATTACGCGGAGTAATAAGATGGGACAAAGACTCATTGGATTGATCGGTACTGGGCAGGGGCCGGAAGTCTCTCTCAGATCCTTCAGGGAGCCGATCATCCAGATCGTGGGGATGGGAGTGGGTGACAAGCTGTTGGTACAGCATGCTGACGGCACGATCACCGAGCTATATGAGAATGGGAATCATCCCCTCCCCCGGCAGCTGACAGTCAGACTGAAGCTGGAAGGAAGCGCTAAGAAGGCTCTCTGCTTTATCATCGAGAGGTAGGATGCCATACATTTCGCTGGACCCGACGACAGCGGCGCCAGCTCCAGTGATTACAGCAGGGGCGCCGCTGACTAGTGAAGGGGACACGCTCAACACCATGCAGCAGGAGATTATCCCTGCGCTGGGTGGGCGCAGTGACATTCCAGTTGCGCGGATCACGAACTGGATCAATCAGTCCTACCGTGATCTAGCCTCAAGCCTCGACATCGAGACGCTGTACAGCAGTTATAGCTATCCCACGGTAGCTGGACAGCCGATGTACGCGCTGCCCCGCTCTGTCGCGAGTACTAGGTCGGTGAGTGTGGCCGATGCTGTGAACTACTCTGCGTATGGTGGTAGGCCTCTTGAGAAGATGGATCTCAATGAGTATCGGGTTGCGAAGGAGGCGAGCGAAGAGCCTCGCGGTTACTTCAGGCACGCGTCGGTACTGGTGGTTTATCCGACGCCGAGTTCTGCCTGGACAGTCGCAGTCGACTTCAAGATCAGACCCGACAATCTCGTTGAGCTTACGGACAGCCCAATCCTCCCTGCCGAGTGGCACGAAGCCATCATCATAGGGGCGCTAGAGAAGGGCTACCGTCGACTGATGGAGTTCGAGAAGGCGATGGTGATGCAGAATGAGCTGGTGGCTTTCGTGCGACGGAAGCGGGATGAGAAGGCAGAGGAAGAGACTGGCCGCGTCGTCATGAGCAGTGTGCCAGGTCGGCATCGCGAGACTCTGCGCGGCACTACCCCACGGAGGCTAGGCGACGACTATGGCCTATAGCGAGCCACTAGACATTGCAACCCCTGGGGATAACGACCCAATCTCGCAGGGCGACAATGCTATCCGACAGTTCAAGCGTGCAGTCATCGAGCGCTTGAGCACCCTCGTCGAGGACATAGCGGCTGATCCCTGGGTGCTCAAAGAGGGAGCGGTCAGCGAATCGTTCAGCGACATCATCCTGTACCAGCGTGGGCAGACCGGGATCATCAAGTACATTCCGGCTGGTGCTGGCGCAATGTCGGCCTTGAGCGATAGGCTCACGTCGACAGGCGGCAACTACATGGACCGGCACGGTAGCTGGTTCCTCACCCCGGTCAGAGCCAGAGTTGACTACAATACACGGCTCACTTTGAATTATGATAGTGGGCTACCTCCTGGCTCGATCGTCAGGATGGTTCGGGTGCAGTGCGAACGTCAGACCGCAGATGCGATAATATCACTAGAGGTCTATTCCGTAGTGGATGGTGTGGCGATTACTATAGCGGATGTTGTCAGTAGCGAGTTGACTATGCACTGGCTTTCTACTGGCACGATCGCTATTGAAGTGCCTGAGAATGGCTTTGTATCCATCGGATTGGATGTTGGCGGATCGGTAGGTCCCACGCCACCATTTGGTTCGGCTACCTGCTACGTTCTCGAGGTCACGTTCGACATGCCTCCGATTCCTGAGGAAGAGGAGTGATGGCTACCCACGGCGATAGGTTTGGGCGGCAGCGGGGCCGTGGCGATTGGGGCCAGGGTGCCCAGCTCCAGCAAGTACCGAAGCATGGAGTGAAGATCTACGGTGACTTCTCCGGTGGCTTCAACTACCAGGCGGCTCGAGAGGTTACGCAGCCTAATGCCAGCTTCGACTCGCTGGATATGCAGGTGACGACGGCCAACGAGCTGACTCGCTTGCCTGGAGCGATCACGCAGGAAGTGCTTGCGGGACACAATCCAGCCCAGCTGGCGCTGCATCCGAGTCTCAGCTTGACGTCCGAGCTGCTGATGTTCGATCCTCCCTATCTTGGTGTTAAGGGAACCGGCGCGACTGTCTGGACAGATGAGGGATTGATTGGGGATCGGTACTTTGCCTGGACCAACTATGGAGAGACGTTTGTCTTCATGAATGGTGCAGGGGCTGTACGGAAGCGCGAGCCGGGTGCAGCGTCGACGGTAGCCCTCGAAAATGCGCCGCAGGGGCGTACAGTGGCTACCTTCGCCGGTCGCCTGTTCATTGGCGGCAGCTACGTCGAAGGTAACTACGAGCCGGTAGGGATTAGCTGGAGCAGCTCCACCGGCGATCTGGATGATTGGGCCGCCGACGATTCCAGCTTCGAGTTGCTGCTGGACAACGTGGTTGACGGCGATCGGATAGTGGCGCTCAGGACTATGGGTCTCAATCTCATGGCGATCCTGCTGCGCAAGAGCGTATGGATCGGGCGCTTCACTGGTGATCCGTCCAGGCCGGCGGCGTTCGAGCCAAGAGTGGCAGGGGTCGGGTGTGTGAACGATCAGACCGCTCGTAACACGAAGGAAGGTGTGCTGTTCCTGAGTGATACGGGTGTGCAGCTGTTCGATGGCAACTCGGTGGCGATGATCAGTAAGCCGATCAACGACCTACTGCTGCCGCTCGACAAGGATAAGCTAGAGGAGTATTCGGCGGTCTTCAATCCGATCAGCAGACGCTACCATCTGTTCACTCCAACCGAGACGTTCATTCTCGACATGGAGTATCAGCGGTGGTATCGCTCCAGCATCATCGCCAGATCGGCGGTGCTGTTCCCGAATCAAGTGGTAGGACTTACTTGGGAGAATACCGGAGGAACATGGGAGAGCCAGGGTAACACTACCTGGATTGACCTGGCACCGTTGGAGGAGAATGGTGGGAGCCTCATGTACCTTGGTGTGCAGGCGGGAACGCCAGCGATAGCTAAGGAGACTGAGGATCATCCCACTTACATGGATCTGCCGCTTACTCCCTACTGGTGCTTCCCATTCGAGGAAGGGCCAGAGCGCAACTGGCTGCACACAATCCATGCAATCCTATTCGACTACGTAGGCTCAGGAAGGGTGAAGTTCCATCTGCCCGATATTGAGGGGGAGTATGCCGAGGCAGCGAGCATGACGCTGGCTGTGGCGCCGCGGCTCAGAACTGCATGGCTCCCTCTCACGACGACCGGGAAGGGTGTGTCGGCCAAGCTGGAGATTCTGCTTGGCAGTCCGAAGATCAGCGTGGTGCAGCTTAGGGCGGCGCTGCGCGGACCACGGATGGAGGCGATCCCGTTCGAGCCACGTGAGTACTACGACGACTTCGACGTCTGATGCCTCACCAGATCATTGGGCCAGGCTCCCTCACTAAGCGGCCGGACGCCATCAGCAGCGATTACCTGATAGCGCATAGCTTCGGGCCGGTGCAGCTCGGTGACAACACGCAGGGAGCGCTCAATAGGGTGTGGCGGGTGCGGTCGGTAGCTGGCAGCATGTTTCTGGATCGACAATTCAGCAGCACGACCTATGGAGCGGAGGTCCTGCTATTCTCAATGGGGGAGCCATACCCCGATGAGATTGATCTGGCCTTCGACCAGAATGGGCAGGTGATAGTGGTCTGCCAGAGGGCGACGGGTGTGGAAGGGGCACCACAAATCTGGCTGTATTGGTTCAATCCGATTGTGGGAGCCTTCCAGTTTGTGAGCTTCGGTGCTGGGAGAACTCCCAGGTTGCTGCTGGACGAAGGCAATGTGAATGCCAGCTGGTCCGATGTGCTGCTATTCTACATGAGCGATACGGTAGGCTCGCTGTGCTACCGACAGCAGCGCGACCGCTATCTGGTCGAGTATCCGCTGGCGGCAATGCCGGCGCTCAACAGCTTCGTTGAGGATGCTTACCGCAGCACAGACAACAGGATACACGTTCTCTGCTCAGTCCGCGACGTTCTTGCAGGCACCTACATCCTGGATCACATCGAGTCGCTACTGTATCCGTATGATGCGGGCTACGACTCGGCTACCGCTGGCTGGCAGTTACTTGAGGGTGCCGATCTGAGGACCGTTCAGATTCAGTATGCGGCTGAGACTGAGACGTTCAAGGCTGGTTTGATAACGCTGCCCAGTACTCTCGTTAGCGTTGTGCTCGAGTATTTCCGGGAGCATGAAGATGTGAAGGCAGCGTGGGAGCTTCGAGCTGGCTCCGCTCTGCTCACAATCGTCATCTTGTATCCGGGAGATACGAGGGAGCAGGAGAGCTTCAAGGGTGGACATCAGCTGATTGGTGGCGCGCTGCCCACGGTCGTGTTCGAGTATTCTCGTGATGCTGAAGCGGGTACGGCAGGCCTCCTCATTCTAGGAGCGAGCTTTGCGTAGAATATGGGTGCCAGAGGCGCCTCACCTGATTACGCGCCCGACTCGAGAGATCGAGCTGGCATCGCCTGTTGTCAGGTTGGAAGGCATCTTCGAGGTTGAGCTGATCGACGCGCGGACCCAGGATGTCAAGCAGCGGCTGCGGTTTCCCAACACGATCACTGACCTAGGTCTCAACTACCTGTCGGGGCAGACGGTAACAACCCTGCTTGACTTCGGCACGCTCACCTCAGGATTCACCTATCTGTCGGTGGGTACGGGCAGCACTCCACCCGCTGTGTCGGACACGAATCTTCTGGCTGAGGTAGGGTCGACGAACAGCAACGGGGGGACTGGTGACACTCTCGGCTACGACGCGGTTAGCAACTTCGCTTGGGCTCGACGCGTCCGTCTGTTCTTGGAAGCGGAGGCCAACGGTAACCTGGCGGAGCTTGGCTTCTACTCGCGCTCGGCGGCATCGACCAGCCCACCACGAAAGCTGATCAATCGTCAGCTGTTCCGGGATGCGCTGCTGACCCCGACGACGATCACCAAGACGGCCAGCGATCAGCTCCGTGTCACCTTCGAGTGGCGCATCTACCCGCCGTCAGTAGATGTGACCGGCACGGTGACCCTCAATGCCATCGTCTACAACTATACCACGAGGGCCAACGGCGCCAACTCAGCAGGCAACTGGCACACCAACTCGCTGAGTGGTGGATCGGGAGCTAGTGGCTATCTCGGCACGGTGGGGCTTGTGGCCGACTCGGCAGACAGCAACGGAACGCTAGTGGCATTCCCAGGCACGCATCCCACTACGAGTGGCGCCGCGGCGACCAGCACAACGGCAAGCTCCTATGTGGATGGCACCTTCTACAGGGATATTACGTCAGTCTGGGATCCGGGAGTTGCCAACTTCGGCATCGGAAAGATCTTCAGCTACGCGAAGTCTGGAGGGCACAGCTATCTGTTCGCTACAGCCTTTAGCCCTGTGATTCCCAAGACTAGTTTGCAGCGATTGACGATGAACAGTAGGTGGACGTGGGGGAGGTATCCTTAATGCTCCCAACATACGGTACGGGTTTGCTGCCAAAGTCAGAGAATAGAAATGCGGAAGTTGTAACGCAGCCTATTCCCGTACCGATCCAGGTTGAGTATAAGGATGACGTTGGCCTCGGTGTCCCCCGCAATGTAGGGAGGGACACCTTTGGTGCTCCTACGGTCGAGCTGGTTATCGAGCCAAACGAATACTTCGCAGTTGTGTTTCAGCTGTTGAACATCCACGACGTCGTGCTGATCGACAGGATCGAGTAATGGCTACCACAGTCAATAGACTCCAGCTCGGTCCAACCACTACTGAGCGGGACAAAGAGACCGCGCTACGAGAGATACAGGACAAGATCAATGAAATCCTCAAGAAAGGCATCGGGGGAGGAGAACCGGGCACTCCGGGTGAACCAGGAGAACCGGGAGAACCGGGTGAGCCAGGGGCTCCGGGAGCGCCCGGAAGTCCTGGTGCGCCGGGTGCTCCGGGAGTTGGAGGATTCACGCCAACAGAAACCCAACTCATTATCACCACCCCAGCTGCCGTAGCGATTGCAGGATTCGATGAGGGGACAGCCAGCTCAGGGCAGCTCCTCTACATAACCAATGGAAGCACCAACGTCGCTGCGCGACTCCGTATTTACGCCACCGCAGCTAAGCGAACTGCTGACGTGGCTCGAGCAGTTGGAGGGACGCTCGCCGACGATCATGGCTTGCTATACGAGCTGGTCACCTCCGCTTCCGCACTATCCTTCATCGGAGTACGCAGCCCGACGCTATCTGGAGATGCGTCTGGGCTTGTCTACTACCGCATCGAGAATCTGTCTGGAGTATCCCAGGTACTCGTCGCCACGCTAGACGTCATCGACCTGTTCCCATAATGGCTACTCGAACCACGTCAGTGTTCTTCGACGCCTCGACCCTCGCCAACTTCAAGGAGTGGGGGATGGAGGTCGGCGCGGCACTACTGGCATACGGGTGGATAAAGCACACCTCCACCGGCCAAATAGACTGGACGACGGTAGCGCTTCCGGCTGCCGGCGCGTTCGCCGTTGGCTAC